ATAAGAAAAGTTGATTTCGGATTTGCAAAATTCAAAAATGATGGATCAATGAGTGAGATAATAAAATAAATATGGCAATAACTACAGGACAACTTCCTACACAATTTCCGAGTCAAGCAGTCTCAGACAAAGTAAAAATGTCAAAGGAATACGGTTTATCTGTATCTAGAGCTATTGAGCAGGAGTGGTTCAATAGAGATAGCGGACCGGGAATGTACTTTCAAACTAGAGAAGAGTTTCATAGATTGAGATTATATGCTAGAGGTGAGCAATCTATTAGAAAATACAAAGATGAATTTGCTGTAAATGGTGATCTTTCTTATTTAAATCTAGACTGGAAACCAGTACCTATTATACCTAAATTTGTAGATATAGTAGTAAATGGAATGCAGGATAGGTTATTTGACATTAAAGCATTCGCACAAGATCCTTTAGCTACAGATAAAAGAACAGCTTTTGTAAAAGGTATAGAAAGAGATATGGCTTCTGAAGCTATATTGGGTCAAATACAACAAGAGTTAGGTGTTAATGCTCGTAATATGCCTAAAGAAGAAGTTCCGGCAAATACTGAAGAGCTTGAAGTTTACATGCAGCTTAATTATAAACAAGGTATTGAAATAGCTGAAGAACAAGCTATTAATAATGTATTTCTAATAAATAAATATTCTGAATTAAAGAAACGTGTAGATTATGATTTAACAGTACTAGGGATAGGAGCTGTTAAAAATACATTTAATAATACTGATGGTATAAAATTAGATTATGTTGATCCTGCTAATTTAGTATGGTCATATACTGAAGATCCTAATTTTGAAGATTGTTATTATTTTGGAGAGGTTAAACGTATACCAATTAATGAGTTAAAGAAACAATTTCCTAGTTTACCAAACGAAGAGCTTGAAGAGTTAACTAAAAAAGGATCTAATTGGGTTGATTATAATTCAGATTGGGCTGGAAGCGGAAGACAAGGAGAGATTGATAATAATAATACTGTAACAGTTTTATATTTTAATTGGAAAACATGGGAAAATAATGTTTATAAAATTAAAGAAACTTCCACTGGTTCTGAAAGAGCTATACAAAAAGATGATTCATTTGATCCACCTCAAGATAAAAGAAATAGGTTTCAAAAAGTAGCTCAAGCAAGAGAAGTTGTTTATGAAGGTGCTTTTGTTTTAGGTACTGATAAATTATTACAATGGCAGAAAGCAACCAATATGGTTCGTCCTTCATCTAATACTAATAAGGTAGTGATGAATTATACTGTCTCTGCTCCAAGAATGTATAAAGGTAACATAACCTCATTAGTTGGTAAGATGACAGCTTATGCTGACTTAATACAATTAACACATTTAAAATTACAACAAGCAATACAAAGAATGACACCATCAGGTGTCTTTATAGATGCTGATGGTTTAGCGGAAGTAGATCTAGGTAATGGTACTAATTATAATGCTCAAGAAGCACTTAACATGTACTTCTCTACTGGATCTATTATAGGTAGATCTTTAACCGTAGAAGGAGATCCAAATCCAGGTAGAGTTCCAATACAAGAATTACCAGGAAGTGGTGGTGGTCAAGTACAGGTTTTAGTGGGTGCTTATAATCAGTATGTTCAAATGATTAGAGATGTTACTGGTCTTAATGAGGCTAGAGACGGATCTGATCCTGATCCTAACTCTTTAGTTGGTGTACAGAAATTAGCAGCAGCTAATAGTAATACAGCAACAAGACATATATTAGGATCTAGCATGTATATAACTTTAGCAACAGCTCAGGCTATATGCTTAAGATTTAAAGACGTATTAGAGTTCCACCCAACTAAAGAAGCCTTTATAGGTGCTTTAGGTAAATTTTCAGTAGGTTCACTAGAAGAAATGAAAAACATGCATCTGCATGATTTTGGAATATTCTTAGAACTAATGCCTGATGAAGAAGAAAAAGGTTTATTAGAAGCTAACATACAAGTGGCTCTATCTCAATCTAGTATAAATTTAGAAGATGCTATTGATATTAGAGAGATTAAAAACTTAAAATTAGCTAATCAATTACTTAAGATTAGAAGAGTTAAAAAACAACAAGTAGATCAAGATATGGCTAAAGCAGCTAGTGTTGCTCAAGCTGAAGCTCAAGGTGCTATGCAGATTCAAGTTGAAGAAGCTAAAGCACAAGCTGAACAAATTAAAACAGAATCAAAAATACAATATAGACAAGCTGATGTTGAATTTGAGATAAAAAAGTTAGAAGTAGAAGCGCAAACAAAACGTGAATTAATGCAATTTGAGTACGATTTAAATGTTAAACTTAAACAGTTAGAATTACAAGCTCAAAAAGAATTAGTAGAAACACAAACTAATACACAGAAAGAAATAGCAAACACTAAAATGTCTGTTAACAGTATTTCAGGACCTCCAGATTCAGGTAAACCAAAAAAATCATTTGAATCAAAAGGAAACGACGTACTAGGTGGAATTGATTTATCTAGATTTTCGCCTAAATAAGTAACGAGTAAATATTTTATTATATATAATTATGGAAGAACAAGAGAAAGTAACAGTAAAAGCGGTGGAAGACACGACACCATCGCTCACCTCACAAGATAAAGAAGTTCAAGTACTAGAGCAAGCTATTGAATCCGGAGAAGTTAGTCCTGAGTATGGACTACAGGACGATGGTGTATTTAAAGTTAATTTAGACGAAGAAACTAAAACAGAAGAAAAAGATGCCATTCAAAAGCGAGAAACAGAGGAGATTCCTGTGGGCGAACGAACCGGAGATAGCGAGAAAGTGGTCGAAGAAGTACGGATCGAATCCAGTGAAGAAAATACTGAAACAAAACAAGAAGAAGAAGTAGCGGAAGATAATAGTCCTTTAGAGTTAATAGTTGAAGATGAAGCTATAGCTAAAGAACCGAAAGAAAAAGAAGTAAAACTTCAAGATGAAGAACCTAGAAAGGATACAGATGTTCTTCCTGAGAATATAGATAAACTAGTTAAGTTTATGGAAGAAACAGGCGGAAGCGTTGAAGATTTCGTAGAACTAAACAAAGATATTAGTAAATATGATAACACATCTTTACTAAGAGAATACTACAATAAAACAAAACCTCATCTAGACAATAATGATATTGAGTTTTTACTTAATAAAAACTTTGGATATGATGAAGACGGAGATGATCCCTCGGATATTAAGGCTAAGCAATTAGCTTTTAAAGAAGAATTATATAATGCTCAAAACCACTTTAAAAATAGTAAGGAAAAATATTATGCTGATCTTAAGTTAAGAAAGCAAAATGATGTTGCTCCTGAATATAAAGAGGCTTTTGACTATTATAACGATCAAAAGCAATTACAAGAAGAAGGAGCACAATTACAAAAAGATTTTTTAGCTAAAACAGATGATGTTTTTTCAGACGATTTCAAAGGTTTTGATTTTAGCGTTGGAAAAAATAAATACAGGTTTAAGGTAGATAATCCTCTTGGTGTCAAAGAATTTCAATCTGACATTAAGAATTTTGCCAATGAATTTATTGGAAAAGATGGTACTGTAGCAGATGCTAAAGGATACCACAAAGCATTATTTGCAGGACGAAATGCAGATAAGATAGCTAATCATTTTTATGACCAAGGCCGTGCCGACGCTATAAAAGAGCAAGCTAAATTATCAAAAAACATTGATATGTCCCCTAGAGCAGATAATACTAATGTAGTAAGTTCAGGTGGTCAAAAAATAAAAGTTGTATCTGGTGATGATTCTTCAAAATTGCGTATTAAATGGAAATAAACAATAATTTTTAAAATCAAGACAAATGGCTTTTACAAGCGGAATACCGGCAGCGTTACAACCAACGCAGTCAAAAACAATGTATGCTGGAAACTATATAGATTTCACAAGCACTGCATTTGACCAATGGGGTCAACAATTTTTACCAGATGTATATGAAAAAGAAGTAGAACGTTACGGAAATCGTTCTATAGGATCTTTCTTACGTATGGTATCGGCAGAAATGCCATCAACATCAGATCAGATAATCTGGACTGAACAAGGACGTTTACACACTCGTTATGCTAATGTTATTCCTATTGGAGTTGCAGCAACTTTACCAGGTGGTTCAACGCAATTAATTATCCCAGCAGCAGCTTCAGGAACAGTACTTAACTTTAGTGTTCCAGTAGCACAACCAGCTACATTAGGATCAACAACTAGCGCAACTGGTGGACTAGCTACTACAGCTGTTAACTTTAGAGTTGGACAAACCGTAATGGTTCAAGTTCAAACTGGAGTTTCTACAGCAGTAGGTGGAACTGGTGAAGTTATTAAAGGTGTTGTAACTGCAGTTGCAGGACAAAACTTCCAAATCAAGTGCTATGTCGCTTTTGCAGTATCAATTGCAGCAGCTTCAAGAGTTACAGTTGTAGCTTATGGTAGTGAATTTGCTAAAGGTACAGGTACTTTTACAGAATCATTAAATCCAAGTTACGCTACTTTTTCTAACTCTCCTATTATCTTAAAAGATAACTATGCAATCAACGGATCTGACACAGCTCAGATTGGATGGATTGAAGTTACTTCTGAGAATGGAGCTAATGGATACTTATGGTACATGAAATCAGAACACGAAGTGAGACTTCGTTGGGAAGATTATTTAGAAATGTCTATGGTAGAGGGTGTTCTTAAAACAGGTGGTCAAGCAGGTGCTAACGGAATAGCTTTAGGCTATACTGCAGGTGCTAGTTCAATCACTGTTGGAGGTAATAACCAGAATGCTAAAGGAACTGAAGGTTTCTTCGCTGCTCTTGAGCAACGTGGAAATGTATACTCAGGATTTGGAGCACAAGCAGCTGCACAAGCAGGTGGTGGAGCTTTAACAGATTTTGATTCAGTTCTTAAACAATTAGATAAGCAGGGAGCTATTGAAGAAAACATGCTTTTCTTAAATCGTGAACTTTCTTTAGAAATTGACGATATTTTAGCACAACAAAATGGTGCATATGCAGGAGCAGCAGCTCACGCGCATGGTACATCTTATGGTGTTTTTAATAACAGCGCTGATATGGCTCTTAATTTAGGATTTACTGGTTACCGTAGAGGTTCTTATGACTTTTACAAAACTGACTGGAAATATCTTAATGACTGGTCTACTCGTGGTGGTTTTGGTGATGTTGAAGGAGTTTTAGTACCAGCAGGTACTTCTACTGTTTACGATCAGCAATTAGGTCAAAACATCAAGCGACCATTTTTACATATTCGTTACAGAGCTTCTGAAACTGAAAACAGAAAGAACAAATCTTGGATTACAGGATCTGTTGGAAGTTCAAGCCCTACAACTGATATTGATGAAATGAGAATTTCTTACTTAAGTGAAAGATGCCTTATTACTCAAGCAGCTAATAACTTCGTGTTATTTAAAGCTTAATATTTTTTAACTATAGGATACGGGCTCTTCGGAGCCCATATTCTTATTTTATATTATTTAATTATGTCTACAACAACAATTACAAAAAAATCAAAATCTTTAGAAGCAAACTGGGAGTACAGAGATAGAAACTATGTATTAAAAGGCAATATGTCGCCACTTACATATACTATCCAAACAAAACATACACCTAGAAAACCTTTGCTTTATTGGGATGATGATAAAAAAATAAACAGAGAATTAAGACTTGCTTCAAATCAAAATTCATTATTTGTTGATGAACAAGATGGATATGTAACTTTATCACATATAATTTTTCAAGATGGAGCTTTATATGTACCTAAGTCAGATCCTAATACTCAAAAACTATTATCACTATATCACCCCGTTAAAATGTGGGATGAAATAGATCAAGTTGTAATAGCTAACGATGAAGTAGAAGATGTGGAACACCAACTTGAAGCTTTAAATTTAGTTCAATCATTAGATATTGAACATTTAGAAGCTATAATGAGAACTGAATTAGGTTCTGGAGTTTCCTCTATGTCATCTAAAGAGTTAAAAAGAGATGCTTATAGATTTGCTCGTAATGAGCCAGCTTTATTCATAGATTTATCTAAAGATGAAGATATAACACTAAGAAACCTAGCTAACAGAGCAGTTGAAAGTGGTATATTACAGTTGACAGATGATAATACTGTGTTTAAATTTGCTAATGGTAAAAAGGTAATGACAGTTCCTTTTGACCAACATCCATATGCTGCATTATCACAATTCTTTAAAACAGACGATGGTGTTGACCTAATGAAGTCAATAACTAAAAAGCTTTCATAGCTTACCTGGTATAAGGTGAGAAATCAACCTTATGCCGACTAAATAAATAACAAATAGAAATAAATGGTTAATATAAATAATGTATACCAAACGGTCTTGGTTATAACTAATAAAGATCATCGAGGTTATATAACACCAGCTGAATTTAACAGACTAGCTGAGCAAGCGCAGAATGAAATATTTGCTAGTTATTTTGCTAGAGCTTCAGGGTATGAATTAAATGCATTTTTAACTAGTGATTTTTCAGATCCAAACACATATCTATCAGAAAAGATTAATGTTTTTTATAAAAATAGCACATTAACTAAACTCAATAAAGAATTTACTTATCCTGATGATCTATATAGAGTAGGTATAGTATCTGTAGATGAATATGTTGCTGACAGAGCATCCAACGAGCAGATAAAATATATAAACTTATCTCCACTAACAGCTCCAGTAAAATCTCAACCAGTTTATACATTAACAAATTCAGGTATAGTTGTTTATCCATCTACAGTCACAACTGGTGTATCTTTAGATTATTTAAAACAACCAATTAGACCTAAATGGGGATATGTTTTACAAGGTACAATACCTTATTATGATTCTACATCATTTGATCCTTTAACAGATAGTTACGATACCGCTGCAAAATCTTATAATTTTGAGTTACATCCATCTGAAGAAAACAACTTAGTAGTAAGTATATTAAA